ATGGTAGTTATAGCATCAGTCATGACCGCGCCTTCGGTTATGGCGAGTCGATAGCGGAAACCATCGCAAGCCTTATAAGAACCGCCGGATCGGCCCCGGCGGTTCTTTCGCATGTTACGCCCGTGTTATAGATTCGCGCAAGCGCAACCCCTAGCGGATGTGGATGGCAACATGACCAAGCGTGGTAAGGACGGCCGCAAAGGCACCAAGGACGGCTCGAGCGGTGAGACCATCTCGCACATCAAGAGCAGGATGCAAAGCTGGTCCGGCACAGTAGGAACCCCAAATTCTGGCATGCCATACGGATGGAACGGAATAGGACCGGTGACGCCGGAAAATCATCGCACGGCATCCGCGGCCCTCGACCTGCTGCGCGCCTTCGAAGACGGAACCGCGATCAGTCGATAGACGTTGCCCTCCATTGAGGTAATGGAGGGCAATCGCAATGTGTTTCAGTCTCTCGTGGATTGAGGCTCTATTAGTAAACGTAGTGATCATCGCAGTCATCGTTGGCGTTCTTCGAATACTCGTCCCTTGGATTATAGGTCTGCTTGGCGTCGATGCAGGTCCATTGATGTCGATCATCAATATAATCATATGGGGCATCGTTCTGATCTGGCTGATCTACTTTGTATTCTCGCTGCTAGGCTGTATCGGCGGCGGCGGATTGGGTAGCTTAAGTCTGTCACCACATCGATGATGACTGCAAACAAAATAGTAATGATGGCGGTGCTTGTCGGCATCGCCATCTTTGTTGGTGTGATGTTGAGCGGGTATGGGGATTGTTGTTAGAACGGTATCGACTCAGCAATGACTTCCAGTTCTCGGATGACGTCTGAAAGCTTTTGCATTCTGGCGGCATGCTGGTCGATCGCCGTATTGATTGCGCCATTACCCTGCGGGTAATAATCCCGGCCGTTTGGCGCTGTAGCTGCGAGATCTTTCCCGGCCTGATGTAGGGAGTTTACAGCCACACACAGTGCATCGATCAGGCTATCTTTCGGTGTACCATTCAGGTGGATTGTTGGAATTACGAGTGTCATGGCTCTACTCCACACTGAGGCCATCAGACTGAGCACCGGCAACGATGTCGCCAATGTAGCGGTGTTCGACGACGATGCCGTCTTTCCCCCAGCCCGGAGAGCCAAGCGGGATGTGTTCGTCGACCCAATCCCGGCCAGCATCTGTGTGTGGCGTCAGGATGAAGATCGAGCCGTGGTTTGCTACAGAGAGATCAGTCATGGTATTTCCCCAGTTGGTCAGTGTTAAGGTGTTAGTGCTTAGGAAGAAGGTTTCTAGCGCGATTGAGTAAGTCAGCCCGTTTGGTTCGGTTGGAGATGAGTGGGTCACTGTGATGCCAGCCAGATCGACCAACGGCCTCGACTAATTCGGCCAGTACCGCTTGCAGTTCGTCGCGCTGTTCAACTAGCGCGGCGGCTTGCTGCGACTTGTTCCGGTAAAGGCCGTGCTCTTTTTCGAATTTGGTTTGCATGTGCTGTGCCTTAATAGGGGATTAGTGCTCGACGGTGAGGTTTTTTAAGCTTAGAGCTTGGAAACCCAAGCAGTCCAAGTCAGCGGAGAAACCTCACCCTTAAGTTTGAGATTATAGGCATATTGCATTTGCTCATTGGAGAGCCGCTCGCCCCTGAGCGGGATTGCCGGGAGCTTGGACATTTCTTCGCGGTTCATTTGATTTCTCCGATTGGTCATTTGTAGGGGATTAGTGCGCTTAGACGATTTCGCTTTGGGGAATGTCGCGGAGGCCACCGCCGTCAAGCATGCGAACAAGGATGCGTTTCCCGTTGGGGGAGACACCGGCGATCTTGGCAAGCCCACCGGGCATTAGGGTTCCGACTGCGCGAACGGTGACCAAGTTTCCGATTAGGTCTGAGTACATTTTCGATCTCCTGCGCGTTAATGGTTGAACAAGTCCGTTTCGATGATTGAAGGATAGGGGTAAAACCCCTAGGCTGTCAAGTGCTATTTAGGCCATACGAAGCTATTGTGCCTTTTGACCTTTTCGACGTTGCCGCCGCGCTTGCCGATTACGGCGAGGAGGCGGTTTGCTTCTGGCTCGTACTTGGCGCGCGTCTCGGCGCTGTTGCCGTCGTCGTTGATCATGTTGTCGATGCCACAGACGTCGTAGCATTCGTGGCAGAGGTGATCGACGCCCTGACCAGTGTCGCGTGTCATGCGGTCGCAGAGCGAGCACTTGGAGGTTGGCGTCTGGAAGCGGCGGAAATGCTGGTGGTTGTTCATGGCTGGTCTCCGTTTCTGATAGGGGAGAATGTAGGGTAAAAACCCCACATCTGTCAACACCTATTTTGTGGATAAATAATCCAGCAAAATCAACAGGTTGAATAGCAGAAACCCCAATGATATCAGGGCGATCGCGTCGGAGACGATCCACCTTGCAACAGGTGCAATAGTCTCAGGCTTGCAGCCCTGTCTCGGAGCGTGTTCTGGGCATGCGTATCCGTTGGTGTTGCAGCCGCAGGGGAGATCGTGATGTTGCATTCTGGCCTCCTTTGTAAGGCCCATCTGATACGATCTAAAAGTTGAGATTTGGTTAAGTCCTCAAGCGCACCGGCCCTCACCAGAAAATCCGCGTATTCTCCTAGAATTTCACAGACGACGGCGCGGCCCAATTCAGTCAATCTCAGTTCTTTCACACGATCTTTCGGTCTGATGGCATTCTCTGTGGCACAGAGGAGGCCTTTCTCCATCAGAATATTTTTTGTTCTGTGGAGACCATTTGTGACTGCATCTCCTATGCGGAGGAATGGCTGGGGCGTGTCAATGTGATCGATGAGGCAATTGCGTTGCACTGCGCTGAGATGATTGATGATAGTTCTTGTTGGTAACATCGAATCCCCCGTTGTTTGTTTGTTTTTGTTTCACGTGGAACATGCTATAGGGTTTTTAACTATTGGGGAAGCAAATTCATGCCATGGTATGCGATATCCTGTGCCGCGGCGCACGAGGACAAGATCGCTGCTAAACTCGGGGTTTGTGCCTATGTCCCCAAGCGCATCATCTGGCGCAAAGTCCGCAGACGCACGGCAAACCGTTCCGGCCGCATCAAGAAATCACACCCTCTCATTCCGGGCTATGTTCTGGTCAATCTTCATCTCGGGGATGTTATTTACGATTTGGTGCGGCGTGATCGCAACGTATTTGGTATGGTTGCATCCTGTGGCGAGCCATTAACCATTCGAGACCACGAGATCGAATACCTTAAATCACGCGAGAATCTGGGGCATTACGACGAGACAAAAGAGATCCTGCAGAAGCTGATCGGTGGTCAATTCGAGGTCCATGATGGGGCATTGGAGGGCAGGAAGGTCAAGGTTACATCGATCAAGAACCGCGACCTTGTGATGGAGGTGGATGGTTTCCCATTGCCAGTTGCGGTTTCCATTGAAAGTTTCGAGAATACGCGACATAGTCGCATTGCGTGATTTGCGGGGTAGACCGGTCACTGAGCCGTCCTCTGCGGCAGAGCGCCATTTGCGCTGAATGGGAAATATTGCCTGATGACACATGCAGAAATCATCAAGCGTCTCACATGGATAGCTGAAGCAAAATTGGGTGAGCCGTTCCCTGAATGGATGGGCGGATTTGACTGGGGTCCGCCGCTATCTGAATTGGCGCGCGAAACGCTAAAATATATTGAAGATCTAGAATATCATCAGGACTAATCATGACAGTCGCAGCAGACGTTGCAACAGCACAGGCTCTCATGATTTCAAAGGGCATTGCGCCACCATTGGCCACAGACTTGGACAATCAACTCACAGCCATCACGGATGCAGGATCGACACAAAATCTCCAGCCGATCGTGGACAGCGTTATAGCGCGCATTAACGCAGCTTAAGGCAATGCCAGCACTATCAAATGCAAAGCATGAAATATTTGCCCAGCACGTTGCTAACGGCAATGAAATCAGGGCTGCATATACATTGGCTGGATATAAACCAAATCGCGGCAATCCATCGACCCTAAAGTCTCGTAAAGACGTTGAAAGCCGAATAGCTGAATTGCTTGAGGAAAGAGCACAAAAATCAATCCAGCAATATGGCGCAGAGATAGAATACTCACGCGAGAGATTGCTGGGATATCTCGAGGAGGCTCGAGAGATCGCCAAAGACAAGGACAATCCAGTCGGCGTAACTCAGGCAACCGTTGCAATGGCGCGTATTCTAGGCCTCATCATCGATCGCCGCGAAGTTGGTGATGCTGGCGCATTTGATGCAATGACCGATGAGGAATTGGTGCGAGAGGCCACGAAGAAGGCGCAGGAATTGGGTGTGCCGCATCTCAAGTTGGTCGATGATAAGGATGAATCGGCCGCTTGACATTAGTCTCAAATAGTCTCAAATAGTCTCATGAGTGAGAGATGCCCGAATTGTGGGGCGATGTATTCGATCGTTGGAAGAGTTCACAATTGTCGACCGAAAACAAACCATACGCTCTTGCCATCTGCCAAGGTTGTGGCGGCTCAAGCTTCCACATCTACATCAGCGAAGGTCCGTCCGTCTCCTTCAAATGCGACAACTGCGAGGTCGCGTGGGAGACCAATCTCCAAGTTTCGGGAAATGTCGCTGGCAGTGATAAAGCCTTGGGCGAAGGAAGGGATGAGCCGAGCAACTTGGTTTCGAAGGAGAAAGAGTTCAAACCTCACGAAGAATATCGAGCCATCGTCGAGAGGGTAAGAAAGCGATCAGAATGATCATCGACTGTGAAACATGGGAAGAGATTGGCGGTGTTGATCAGTTTATCAATCGGCCGCGAGAGAAAGGCATCCCCGTATTCGTTTCATGGAAGCGTCTGAAGGAACTCATGGTCGGTGACCAACAGGCATATACGATCGAATGCGATCGCCGCGGTCTGCTTATTCGCGTCAACATTAATTCCTACGACGAGCGCGGCAAGCATCCAATGGCGGATAGACAGGTATGAGCGATCTTCAATTTACGGTTGGGCATGCGCCGGGGAATCTCGGTCAGTGCCCATGCCCAGAATGTGCTGGGAGACGCATGGACGATCGCATCCAGCGTTGCGAGACCGCGATCGAGCGCCTCGCTGAGATCTTCAAGCGCATGGACCGCACAAGCCAAGAAGGCGAGTTAGTCAGGCAATACATCAGGCGGGATTTTTGATGGTTGAGTTTGCTGCCACGCTTTATGCGATCGAGACCATTCTATCTTGGATAGCGGGTGTTGCTGTTATTCTTTTCTTCGGGTTTCTCATCTACCAGAACGATAAGTTTGAACGCAGCAGAAAACCAAAATGACCGTAATCACGGGAATTAATTCTGGTTCTGATCCGGTGGCTCTTTCACCATATGGATATGATGATCGCGAGATGGCTTTGCTGGGTAGCATTATTCGTGATCTGAATGGCATCAATGCTGCTGCCAGACGACGCATCGTGATCTATCTTTACAGTCGATATATGGCCTCAAATGAACCGCATCCGTGACTACATCGACAGCGGCAAGAACTGGATTTCATTCCTGCTGGTATTCAGCTTCGGTTCGGTCTGGTTTGGCTATCTGTTCAGCCAGCAGTCGATCGTGGGATGGTAGACCGCACCGAGCTATCCGGCCGCACACGCAAGCCATGGCAGAAGAAGATCAATCCATTGTGGTGGGTCCAGAATGATAGTGAGCAAACTGTTGATCAGGCAAACTGGTATCATCCTGAATGGCCGCAATGGCGCAGACGTTTCACATGGTCCGTGATCCGCAATCCGCTGCAGAACTTCCGCGCCTACGTCATTGGCGTGCAAGACCGGAACTACAAGGTGATCGGCCGCAAGCCTGTCACATGCGTCCAGCGCGATGACCTGCAGCCACCTGAGACAGGCTGGCAATGGTGCGTGCTGTATGGTGGTGAACTGATTGTGCCATTGCCGTTCGTGTCCTACTGCCATGGTCCGATCAAGGTTTATGCGGGTTGGCAGTGGAATGGTTTCGCCGGGATCAAGGTGATATGATCCATGCAACTCTCACCCCAGCAGCGCAAAGCCTATATCCAGCAGAATGAGTTACTGGCTCACATCGGTGCGAGGAGACACCGGGACGAGCAATGCGAGCGAGGCTATCGTGATGAAGAAGGCAAATGGGTTGGCGGTCTGTATGCCTTCGTCAAATACTTCTGGCACATCCTCGAGCCTGAGACGCCCTTTGTCCCCGGCTGGTCGATGGAGGCCATCTGCGAGCATCTCGAGGCTGTCACATACGGCGAGATCCACAATCTCCTGATCAATGTGCCTCCGGGCTTCTGCAAGTCTCTATTGGTCGACGTATTCTGGCCAGCATGGGAATGGGCATGCTGCGGTAAATCGCACCTTCGCTATGTAACCTTCTCGTACTCTGCGAGTTTGACTGAGAGAGACAACAGAAGGTTTGGTGACCTTGTCACATCAAAGGAATTTAGGGATCTATACGGCAAGGCCGTCAAGATCGTCAAAAAAGGGGATACTCTCGTCACTAATACCCGCAAGGGATGGAAGCTGGCCTCGTCCGTGGGTGGAGTGGGTACTGGCGAGCGTGGCGATCGCATTATTCTTGATGATCCTCATAACGTAAAAGAGGCAGAGTCTGACGTCGTTCGCTCCGAGACCGTGCGCTGGTTTAGGGAGTCGATGAGCAATCGTCTTAACGATATGGACCGCGGCGCGATCGTGATCATCATGCAAAGGGTGCATGAGGATGATGTGTCTGGTCTCATTCTGTCGCTGGGCCTTGAGTATTGCCATCTCATGATCCCGATGGAATTCGATATCAGCCGCGCGCTAGATGATGCAGGACGTCCCCTTGAAACCGAGATCGGATGGATTGATCCGCGCCTTGACGTTGATGACCTCGATGGATGCGATGGCTCGCCAGCATGGCTCGAACGGTTCCCGGTCAGGGTCATCGAGAAAACAAAGAAGGAAGTCGGTCCATACGCATGGGCCGGTCAGTACCAGCAATCACCGGCCCCGCGTGGTGGCGGCATTTTTAAGACTAACTGGTGGCAGGTCTGGGAAGCTGCTGATGGGAAATTCCCGATCTTCGATCTGGTCGTTGCTTCGGTGGATTCAGCTTTCACTGCGAACGAGATGAATGACCCGACAGGCCTCACCGTCTGGGGCGTGTTTCATATCGAGGGCAAACGGCGATTGATGCTCGTGCATGCATGGCGCAAGCATCTTGAGTTCTCAGGTGTGCGAACGCCATACGAGACAGGAGAGAGTAAGTCTCAGTGGATCAGGCGCACGCAGCCGACATGGGGCTTGCTCGAATGGATCAAGCACACATGCGAGAGGTTCAAGGTCGACAAGCTTCTCATTGAGGGCAAGGGATCGGGCCTGAGCGCGATACAGGAATTGCGCAACCGTTACGGCATGCAGGATTGGTCGACACAGGCTTGCCCCGTCAAGGGCGACAAGGTTGCGCGTGCAACGGCCGTACAGGCTGTGTTTGCGAACTTGGGCGTCTATGCTCCGGTGAGGGATTGGAGCGATATGGTCATTACCGAGATGAGCGTATTCCCAACCGGTCGTTATGATGACCTCACTGATTCCACTACCCAAGCAATTAAATGGTTACGTGATAACGGATTCGCACCTACTGACGAAGAAACTTTGTATGCGGAGGAAGATAGAGTTAAACTAAAGCCAAAGGAAAAAGCCCTATATCCTATATGAATATAGTCCTACGAGGAAAGGCGAAAGAACTTGGGCTGGTTAAATATTTTACCGGCAAACCATGTAAGTGCGGGCATATATCCGAGCGCAGAACAACAAATGGTTTGTGCATTGAATGTGAAAGATCGCTGAATGCTGGTTATGCAAGAGTATCTCGAGCCAATCCAGCAAAGCGCGAAAAACGAAACAAGGCAGTTAGAGAGTGCGTGGCCAAGATACATTCGGACCTAGCCAGATCGAAATTGTTTAGGAAGAAGAAGGCGGAATGGCAGAAGCAGAATAATGCTTTGCCAGCGACTAAAGAAAGAAAGCGCCGACTTGCTCGCGCCAGATACAAGGATGATCCGGCAAGGGATATTGCGAGGGTTCATAAAAGGCGTGCCTTAAAGCTACGTAATGGCGGCACTTTTACATCTCAGGACGTTGAGGAGATTTATCAGGCGCAGCATGGTAAATGCGCTTATTGTCGAGTAGAATTATCAAAATCGACTATGAAGTATCACGTTGACCATGTAGTGCCGTTGGTTCGTGGTGGATGGAATAACAAGAGAAATCTTCAGCTTCTGTGTGGTCCATGCAATCAATCAAAGGGTGCTCATGACCCAATTGAATTTGTTCGTGATAAATTTGGTCTGTTAGTTTGATTTCTTGGCGAGCCGATGTTGCGCTTCTCTCGACTGTCCGCCCCCCAGTAGGCAACGGGAGACCAAGGCCTTCATTCCAGCCATAGCGAAGCGTCGGCTCACCAAGGGATCAGGACCTGACAGATGATCGACCCAATTGTCCCTGCCGTACACTGGCGCGTTAAACAGGAAACGAATGCGCCATACCGTATCGAGCAGCATGAGGAAGAACAGGCAGTCGGCGAACTGTCCAATCCTAATCTGCGCTGGTATCACGATCCATTGTGGCGCACACGGTTTCTCAGCATCACGCACATCCGTGAATGTCAGGAAGGCAAGCAGTTCAGTTGGTTCTGGACGCCGATGTCAGAGGTATTCAACCTGTCGCAGGTCATGTTCCTGATCCTGCCATTTGCCGCCGCGGCTAAGAGTGGTGGAGGCGATATCAGCATGCGCGGCCTAATCCTCACTGCGATGTCTCTGATGATGCTGATGTCAGCCGCAAAGTATATTCTGCGCTGGTATCATGAATGGAGATTCCGCCACATCCCGTATACGATCATAAGGCATTGAAATGACATTGATGAATAACACCGGCCCCAAGATCATCGGCATGAAGCCAAAATTGTCTCAGGACCAATTGGCCGTCATCGAAGTTGTCAAGGAGACGCTTGCACAGGCACTCGATGGAAACATCTCATCGATCGGCATCATCGCATGCATGAAGGGCGGATATGCCACGGTGATTTCCGGCAAACAGGCTGCGGACCTCTACATGGGCTGTGCGTCGCTGCAGAACAAAATCCTCAGTCGTGTCGAGTTTGCCGGTCATGAGAAGGTGAAGTCGGCGCAGGATCTCACGCAGTGAGGGAATAGCAAATGCTGTTTGACCCGAAATGGGAAACCAAGGTCGATCCGCTGTCCGATCTTGCATTTGTCGAGTGGCTTGAGAAGCAGCCACCGGAGAAGGCATATGATTTCCTGCACTGCCTTCATTGTGCGGTTGGACAGTATGCAGCGAGCATAGGAACTAATTACTACAAGTTATCGCCTGATGTCTGCGATCGATGGAATACAGTCGCTAGTCGCGGCGACTGGACATTCGGAGAAGCTGCCAGACGCGCCCGCAAGATGCTGGCGCTATGATCGAGATCCACTGGCTCTTGCTGGTGCCATTGCTGTTTACCATGTTCTGTCTGGGTGCGTGGTGGATGCGTGGCCAGCAGATCAATGAAGGCGAGAAGCGGGGGTATGATTGATGACGTATCAGGAAATCCTCGAAGAGATCACAAAGCACCGCGCCAATGGCCTGACGTCACGCATAGGCAATCTCGATCAGAAGATCGAGGAGATCGAATGGGCGCTTCAGGCCTTGACCGAGAAGCTGCGGGATGGGGACAAGGAATAATGGCCGAGCCAATAAAAATAGTGATCGACGACAACGTCGACACGGTCCATGTCGATCCTGATACAGGTACGATCATTGAGGATCAGGACGATGGCGGCAAGATCGTCCGTCTTGATGCCAAGAAGCAATCAAAGGACAAGGACGACGACGGCTGGTTTGAAAATCTTGCCGATGACATCGATGGCATCCAGCTAGGCGTTATTGCAAACGACCTCTTTGCAGCGATCGAGGCAGACGATAAGTCACGGCAAGAGCATCTTGAGATCCTTGCCCGCGGTCTGGGCATGCTGGGGATCAAGCTAGAGGCTCCTGCATCAGGCGTCGATGATTCCGTCGAGGGCATGAGCAGGATCACAAATCCGCTGATGCTCGAGGCCATGCTCAAGGGATGGGCCAATGCACAGTCTGAACTCTTGCCAGCATCAGGTCCCGTCAAGGTCAAGGATGATGGCGAGGGTACGAAGTTAGAGGACGAGTTAGCCGATCAACTCGAGCGCAGCTTCAACCATTATCTCACGGTTACGGCAAAGGAATATTATCCAGATACGTCCCACATGCTGTTGTGGGGCACGTATTACGGCGGATCTGGCTTCAAGAAGGTCTATCGATGCCCGATGCGTCGGCGTCCTGTGTCGGAGAGTATCGATGCAAAGGACCTGATTGTTTCGGATGCGAGCAAGGACTTTGCATCCTGCGCCCGCATCACGCACCAGATCCCGATGCGTCCATCCGTGATGAAGCGGATGAAGTTATTGGGTGTCTATCGAGACGTTGAACTCACGCAACCGACACCGATGCCCAACGTAGTGACGGAAAAGGTTGCTGGCATCCAAGGCACGGCCGCAAAGCCAGACAGGCCAGAGGATCAGCCATACACGATCTGGGAGACGCAGTGCGAACTCGATATCCCTGAATATGCTCCGGGAAAGTTCAAGGACGAGGGCATTCCCCTTCCTTATCTCGTGACCATGGACAAGGACACGAGGGTCATTCTTTCCATCACGCGAGACTGGGAAGAGGAGGACGAGAACTGCGATCGCATGCGGATGTTCGTCAAGTATCCGTATGTCCCCGGCCCCGGTTTCTACGGCACGGGCATGCTGGGTCTACTCGGCAATGCATCTGCAGCCCTCACGGCCGCATGGCGCGAGGCATTGGATGCCGGGATGTTTGCGAACTTCCCGGCAGGATTTATCGCCAAGCTTGGAACACGGCAGAACTCGGCAACATTCAGGCTTGCACCGGGAGAATTCCAGCCGATCGAGACCAATGGCCAGCCCATCAGCCAGATTGTCACTGGCTTGCCATACAAGGACGTCACGCCCGGATTGCTCGCCCTTATCGACAAGATCACGGAGCAAGCAAAGTCCCTTGGCACCGCCGCGGAGGTCCCGGCCGGTGAAGGACTTGCCAACATTCCAGTTGGAACAATGTTGGCCCAGATCGAGCAAGCCACCAAGATCATGGCTGCTGCCCACAAGGGCATGCACACCGCGCAGTCTGAAGAGTTTGAACTGCTGATCAAGTTATTCAGAAGAAACCCGGAAGATTTCTGGGTTCACAACAAGGAAGCGCCGCCTGATTACTGGAATGAGACGAAGCTTGTTGCGGCCCTCGACCAGTTTCAATTGGTGCCTGTTTCCGATCCGAATGTCCCGTCCCACACCCATCGGGTGGCGATCGCCCTTGGCCTCGTGCAATTGAGCGGCATGCCTCAGTTTGCATCCCGCCTTGATCCTGACGAGATATTGAAACGTGCCTTGGCTGCGATGAAGGTTGATCCGGCCGGACTTGTTGTGCAGCCGCAAGGACAGCAAGGACCACCTGACCTGAAGGGCCAAGCCGCGATGATCACGGCACAGGCAAAAGTGCAGGATATCAATCTCAAGGCTGGCAAGATGCAGATGGACCAGCAAGACAATGCACAGGGCAATACGCTCAAACAGGCAGAACTGGCCTCGCAGGAAAAGATCAAGGAAGCAGACATCACCAAGGAACTGATCATCCACAATGCCGATCAGGACAAGATCGCATCGGCCGAGAGGCGTGATAACATCGCCACCCAAGCCAAGCTTCACCTCGATGCAAGGGCGCAGGAATTAGACCACCACAAGCAGGGACTTGAACTGGTCAAGCAGGGTGTGGCTGCACAACAGACCGATCGAGAGCATGCAATCGAGATCATGAAGCACAAGGACACGCATGGTCTTGCTGCTCAGACCGCGGATAGAGAGCATCAATTAGGTTTAGCCCAGCACGCGACTGAGGCAGAAGCGCAAGCGCATGAGACGGCATTGAACATCCACGAAGCCCTGAACCCTCCGCAGCCCGCCGCAGCGAAGCCGAAGGCAAAGCCAAAAGGGAAGAAATAAATGGCATTTCCATATGATCCGTACCGCACCGGTCAGGGCGGAAAGTTCATCAAGGGTTTGCAGAAATACGTCGTCAATCCTGAATCTGATCCCGTGAAGAAGAAGGATAACGAGGCGACGGTGCGTAATTTCGGCGGCGACAAGGCCGCGATCAATGAAGCCACATACGTTGGAAAAGGAAAATAAGATGGCACATCCAATGAACGACAAGCGCGACCACAAGGTCCAGCATGCCCGCGTCAAGGACATCACGGCAGCCTGTGGCGGCGGCATGTCGACAGGCGGTTCTGCGACAGGCGTGATCGCAAAGCAGCAGCGCATGCTTGGCAAGGTGCCGCAGCGCGCCGATGGTGGGGCTGTGAAAGCCCGCGCCGATCGTCCTGCGCGTGCTCGAGGCGGTCGTCTCGGCAAGAAGAAATCAGGCGGCAAGCACACGGTGAACGTGATTGTAGCGCCTCATGCTCCAGCACCAGCGGGTGGAGCGCCTCCCATGCCACATCCGATGGTTCCGGGTGTCGCGGCCGGTCCACCTCCGGGTGGCCCACCTCCAGCCGGTGGACCGCCGCCGATGCCGCCAAGGCCGATGGGCGCACCTCCGATGGGTGGTGCTCCCGGTCCCGGTGGCCCCGGCATTCCGGGTGCTGGCATGCTTCCTCCGGGCGTTCCTCCTCCGGGCATCCGATATACGGGCGGACGAACCTACAAGAAGGGCGGCGCTGTGTTCTCCGGTACGGCCGGTAAGGCAGCCTTCACCACCAAGGGAAAGCCGAAGGCATCGAGCAATGATGCCGACTCGCAGACGGCAGGAGCCGGTAAAGGCCGCACGCCAATCTCACGTTCGTTCCCGTCCAACAAGCAGGATACGCCCAATATCGGCCGCGGTTCAGTTGTGACCAAGGCAACAGGTGGTCCGATCTCGTCTCAGCACGCGAAGATGGGTCCGAAGTTCATGGGTGGCGGCATGGGCGGCATTGCCAAGCTGCAGAAGGAAAAACGCGCCATCAAGTCAGGATATGGTGCTGCCACACGAACGGCCATGAACCCGACAGCAAATCCGAAGGGCTGAGATGGCGACAGTCAAAATCAATGACACGGGGTTCCAGACATTTGCAATGGAATCCCCGCATGCGATCCGCACGCTGCGATCGCAACTCATGAAGGAAAAGGTCGACAAGGTTGCGGCATTGGCAGACAACAATGCGCGCGACTTTGCCGACTATAAGTATCGCATCGGACAGATCAATGGTCTGCAGATGGCAATTGAAATCTGTGAAGCCATGCAGGAACAGGAGCGTCAATAGATGCGCGTAGACCTCAGATCGATAGCGCAAGCTGCGTCATTCGATCCGAAACAGGCACTGCTCGAGCGAGCAGGGCCGATGACGGAATACGAGATATTTCATAACTTTGTTCTGGTCGCGACTTATGTGCCTCCGATCAAGAAGATGAAAGGCCCAAAGGGCGAGGTTGTTGAGTTTCATCTTAGCGACAAGAGCCTGATGGAGGACCGCTTTCAGGGCAAAGTCGGCCTTGTGCTCAAATGCGGGCCATTGGCATTCATCGATGATGCATCCGCACGTTTCGGCGGCGTATCGATCGAACCCGGAGACTGGGTGATGTATCGCCCATCCGATGGCATGGAAATGTTCATCAAGGACCATCTCGGACAAAGCAATGACGGTCTGGCATGCCGCCTGATCGAGGATTCGCTTATCAAGGCGCGGGTATCCGATCCGTCGCTGATTTACTAGGGGTCAAGCCATGGCAGAAGAAGCAGTCAAGATCGACGAACAGCCTGAATTGCCTGACGTCGTCGTCAAGGTCGATGCACCTGAGGCCGTAGAACCCAAGGATGCTGCCGTCACTGACTTGGCCGAGCAGTTCAAGGAACTGGAGGCGAAATCGAAATCCCATGAAAAAGAAAGATCGGAAGCTCTTGAGCGCGCTGCGACAGCGGAACGAGCAGCAGAAGCCGCAAGACACGAAGCAGAGACCGCAAGGCGAGAAGCAACCAGTTCAAACCTCGACACCATCACCCAAGCGCTCGCTACTGCTCAGGCTCTGGCTGACGCTGCAAAGAGGGACAAGAAGGTCGCCCGCGAAGCCGGTGACTTCGATGCCGAAAGCGAAGCGGACGAAAGGCTGATTCAGGCCCGCATTGACATTCGCACCTACGACGAGGCCAAGAGCAATCTCGAGGCACGAAAGGCTGCACCTCCGAAGGCACCGATCGATCCGGTCGAGGCCTATGTTCGCGGGCGTACAACAGAGACAGCGAACTGGTTGCGGGAACATCGCGAATTTGTCATTGATCCATCCAAGAACAGGAAATTGACGGCCGCGCACTATGCCGCTGTGGCGGATGATCTCGCGCCTGATACCAAGGAATACTTCGAGTACGTCGAGAAACACATCGGTCTCAGGAAGGACGCTGCGCCTGTCACGGAGGGTGACGATGTGCAGCGTCCGGGAGCCGAGAAGAAAAAACCGGCACAGCGAGCAGTGGCACCCGTGGGGAATTCATCGGCCAATGGCGGATCACCTGCGAGCAACGAAGTGAGATTGAGTGCGCGGGAAGCCGCGGCGGCGACCGATGGTACGCATGTCTGGAATTACGACGATCCACAGAAGAAGTTCAAGAAGGGCGATCCGATTGGCGTACAGGAATTTGCGAGGCGAAAGCAGAAATTGACCCAGCAGGGTGCATATGACCGCACCTATGAAACCCAGTGAGGGATAACATGGACGAGATCCAGAAGGTAAATCCGCGCGCCGAAAGCCTGAAGAGGGCACGCGAGGCCAAGGCTGCAAAGCGTATCGCTGCAGCGAACCAACCCATGTCTGTCGAGCCTCAGGTCCCGCTCGATGAAGGCATCGAACAGCAAGCTGCCGCGCGACAAGCCGCTCGTACACCAGTACGTGGACAAGCTGGCGAGGTACTCGGACGCAACGGCGAGAGGCTGTCGCGCTCGCATACAAACGTCGGTGACAGCTTTGATGTTCCATTGCACATGATCCCGAAAGATTGGGATTATCAGTGGAATTCCGTCTCCGTTCATGGCAATGCCGACATTGTTCGTGAACAGTCGCACCAGATGTATACCAATGGCTGGCGTCCTGTTCCGGCCGAGCGTCATGCTGGCATCTTGGTTCCTCCGAATGCAAAGGGCGATATCCTGCGTGGCGGCATGCGACTTGAAGAGAGACCTCTTGTTCTGTCTCAACAAGCAAGGGCAGAAGATATCCGCCTTGCCAAGAAACAGATCTCCGACAGGAATGAATCCCTGAAGCTTGCTGGCGTTCGCAAGGGTATGCCTGATGGTTTCGAGATGAACCAGAGATATCGTGGCACGGGCGGCGACATTCGAATGAGCATCGATAAGGGCCTTGATATCCCGGCACCATCACACACGCTGGCCGATCCGGGAGAGTAAATGAACCTTGTGATCTCGCTGGCGACACGCAGTCGGCCAGTACAGGTTGTCGATACGATCAAGCGATCGATCGTCAACTGGACTAATAAAAACACGGTCATGCAGGTTCAGATCGATCATGATGACCCAGCCACATTCGACGCACTTACTAAAGCCAACTTCGGCGACCGCGTGCTCCTCAACGTGCAGAAACGAGAGGACACTATTGCTGCCAAGTGGAACCGCGCATTATCAATTCCGGCTGATATCTACTCAGTGGCTGGAGACGACGATCCCTACATCACACACGGATATGACGATAAGATACTTGAGGCAGCCAGACGGTTCCCTGACGGAATTGGGATGGTCTACGGACATCTGGCTAACTTAAGCTTCACTGGTTCGCTCTCAATGACGCGGAAGATGGCAGACATGCTTGGTTATATCCAGCCAGAGCATTTTCCATACTGGTTCTGCGATCACTGGACTGATGATGTTGTCAGAACAATCGGCCGCATATCGTTTGCAGACATCAGGACGGATCAGAGCAAGGCACCTGATACTATGGAGCGTCGAGAAATCAACTTCTGGACGTTCTTCTTCGATGCCTGTTACCTCAAGCGTCGTCGAGAGGCTCGTGCCATCATCGACAGCAGTGATTTTGTCAGTCCAGAGTGGCAGAAGGACCTGTTACGCGCGCATCATCCGATTATCGAGTCACGATCGCGCACGTTGAATGGTTTTGTGCGTCAGCAGACACCACAATCGATCCTGAGTTTGAAGGAAGAGCGATACCTTCGCATCAAGCAGAAGGCGATCGACATGCTGTCGACGCTATTGGATGATCCTGAGATGCCAGACCTCGAGAAATCCATGTTCAGGGCCGTTCTGACGCCACCGACATCGATCCCTGCGCTCAAACAGGCATTCGCATGACGTCTGATTTGGCATTTTCGTATGGAATGGGGATTGTAATTGGCAGTTCGGTTGGTCTTGTGATGATTGTGGTTACGATCGCGGCAACGTGGCGATATTGGTAATGCAGAACGGCGTCTGGTCTGTCGACCATCTCGTCACGGCACCGCGCACGGTCCTCGCGCATGGCTGCTTCGACCTTCTTCATCTAGGCCACATCAGGCATCTGCAAGAGGCAAGGAAGCTTGGCGATCGCCTCGTGGTGAGCGTCACGGACGATCCATACGTCTCAAAAGGCATCGGGAGGCCACACTTCAATGCAGAACAAAGGGCAGCGGCTCTCCGCGCTCTATCGTGTGTTGATGAAGTCATCATCAATCCCAGTCGGGATGCAGTTCCAGTCATCTCTCAGGTCAAGCCAGCAATCTACGTCAAAGGAGCAGATTACAAGGAAGATGCTGGCGCAGGGCTGGCTATTGAGAGAATGGCCGTGGAAGCTGTTGGGGGCAAAATAGTCTTTACCGATAGCGAGAAGTTCTCTTCCAGCAAGATCCTAAAAGCAGAAATGTTCTCTGTCGAAGTCTGCCAGTATCTCGAAAAGGCAAAGGCGGCAGGGTTCAAGGACAACATCCTCAGTGCATTTGATCAGGCAGACGTCATCAAGGTTTCATTCGTTGGCGAAGTGATTATCGACGAATACCGGTATGTGAAAGGCTTGGGTAAATCCTCAAAAGAAATGATGCTCGCGACCGTGGAGGTTGGCGTCGAGCAATTCGAGGGCGGCTCAATCGCTGCAAGCAAACATGCTGAATGGAAAACCTCTGAGTGGATGGCAACATCCTGCCAGCCCATCAAAAAGACCCGATACGTTGACAGTGATTTTAATCGCAAACTTTTTGATGTCTATTCTGCTCGCAAGATTCATTTTTCTGATACCGCACGGCGTCATTTCCGATCGCATCTCTGCGATGTGGTGAAGGGATCATCCGTCGTTGTCGTGATGGATTTCGGACACGGCCTGATTGGTCCTGAAGAACGCGGTATCCTCAATGAGGCTGATTTTCTGGCAGTTAACGCTCAGAGCAATGCCGGGAACTATGGTTTCAACCTTGTCACCAAGTACGAAAGGGCCGATTATATCTGCGTCGATGATCCAGAAGCGAGGCTCGCTGCTGGCATGCAGGAAGAGCCGATCGATCGTGTGATCAGAGATGGGCTGTCGTCCCGCATCGCGTGCCATAAGTTTCTGGTGACGCATGGCAGGTTCGGCTCGATGTGGCGGGAGGACCTGCGTTTCGGTGAGGCTCCCGCATTTTCGACCGGAGGCATCGACACCATGGGTGCCGGTGATGCGGTTATGGCCGTGACTGCGCCATTGATCGCGACGGGATTGCCTCTTGAGATCGCAGCCTTCGTCGGAAACATCACGGGTGCCATCAAGACGTCCATCATCGGACATCGTCGGCACGTTAACAGGCAAGAGATTATTCAAACTGTCGAGGCGCTCTTGGCATGAGACAATTCTACGCCGACATTGCCTTCGCGCTGGAGGGTGTCGAGGTTGAGGACCACGGATACGGTTCAGTATTCGGTTATCTCGACATGGTGCGTCAGGCCCCCGTTGGGCACGCCCCAAGGCTGATCTTCATCGGTAATGGTGGTTCAGCCGCGATCGCCAGCCACATGGCGGCTGACTACCAGAAGAACGGTGGCTTCTCGACGCTGTGTTTCAATGATGCTGCGTCCCTGACATGCATCAGCAATGACATCGGGTATGAAAGTGTATTTAGGCATCCCCTGTCCCACCATGGACGCATTGGCGACGTTCTGTTCGCAATATCAAGTTCAGGCGAGAGTGAAAGCATCCTTGAGGCAGTCGATCTTGCCAAGAGACTTCGTCTCAATGTTGTGACACTGAGCGGTTTTATCCGCGGCAACAGGCTTCGTGGCAGAGGCGGGGCTAATTTCTACGTCCCATCGATGAATTATGGCGTGGTTGAAAACGTCCACATGGCCATCCTGCATGGTTTCTTGGACGAGTTAATGAAGCGTGAGGAGGCCAAGCATGCCATCGATTGAGCATCCATTGCATGTCGTCGTCCGCTTCGGATCAGACATCCCGGCAGAGTTTCATGGTGCTGCGATGCTACAATTCGAGCGTGATTTGCGTGCTCGAACCGGACAGCGTGTCGAGGTATTTAAGGACAACAAGGGAGACGATTCAAAACTCCGCATGATGATGACGGCAGAGCAAAGAGCCAAATTGTGAGGAGTGTTGTTGTCTCCGCGATCGATGGTGAACGATACATGTTGGGTGAGACCGACAGTGTCGAGGAAACCCTCGCAGATGACCTGAAGGGAAAGAAGAAAAAAGCAGAGGCTATGGCCTCTCACAGGCGTTGGCTTGAGACGGCAACAGCCATTGATCCGGGAAGCGATAAAGACAGGGATATTATTGCTACTGCGCTTTCCCATCTCGAAGCATCACGCAAGCTACCGATGCCTGTCGAGCGCGAAGAAGGCAGTTTCGATTCGCGCTGGTCGTCATGGGCAGACAAATACTACGAACAGGCCAAGACATTCACCTCATGCCGTGACGTACTTCATTTTGCCCAGAGGCAGATCCCGTTCGATCACAGGGAGAAGGCAGACGGCGGCATCAACGAAAAGTACGAGAAGATCATCGAACACGAATTTCCGACATTCTGGGGTTTACAATCAAGCCTGTCTGATAATTCAAAGTCGATTCCTGAGACGCTATTCCCGTCATACGATCGTCTCGTCAGCAATATCTTCTACTGGCACATGCGGGTCATGTTCCGATGCCAGAAGGACATCAGGCCACTAGAGAGTATTATTGAAATCGGCGGCGGCTATGGAGGTCTCGCCAGACTCTGGATGCTTAACAAGTCGATCAAGATCAAGCGTTATGTGATCGCTGACCTGCCAGAGTCCCTGTTCTACTCGGAGGTCTGTCTGCGGGATGAATTTGGCGATGATGTCGGTTACTGGGATGGAAGCGATCCCGGTACGAGGATTGTTCTTCTCCCCGTCAATAGATTGGATGAATACAAGAAACTCAGCGACCTCGTGATCAATGTCGGCTCCCTGCAGGAGATGAATGATCACTGGGTGACGTTCTACATGCGGTGGCTCGATACATACCAGCCACGGTTTTTCTACTCGCTGAACTACATGGGTCAGGACATCTCATACCTGTGGGAGAGCAGGACGTTCTGGGCACCACGACCCTCAAATCAATGGGCGACACGATCGGTCAATGCCGATATTCCTCTCGTCAAGGTGATGTGTGCAGGGCGAGATTTTGCCGAAGTGATCTACGAACGCGCCGAGCCGCAGCAGAAGTTCTCTGACTGGTCTGTCCTCAAGGGTGGCTTTTTCAATCGG